AAATAATCACATCTTTGGCGCTGATTAATCTGTTAGTCAGCGTAAAAGTTACATTGGTCAACGTATTTAGCGTTGCACCGTTTGTTGTAATTTGGCCCATGCTTGCGTTAACCGTAACGCCAGTTGACTTGCTTGTTTCTTGAGTTACCGCGCCTTGTCCAGCAAGGGCGTAACCAATTTCTTCACTAGCATAGCAAGTAGTAAATTCTGGGTCTAAGTATGCAACACCAGTTGCTTTGGTATTAGACATTTACTTCTTCTTCGCAGTTTTAGCTGACTTTATAAAATCTTGCTTGGTCGGCGCAGCCTTGCTGCCGACCTTGTTCATTTTTTCACCAGAGCCTGCTTTGATGCGTGCTTGTTTTGCGTTGATGTTGGCATAGAGACCGGGTTTAGTAGCCATGATTAACATTTCCATCGTTTAAGGGCTGCTTTGGCACGCTCGCCATCTTTGGCATTAGCGGCTACTGCGCCCATTCTTGCACAAAATGAATCCTTGCGACCTTGGTCTGCCTTGGTCTTAGGACTAGGGGCTGGCGCTTTAAGGTTTGAGCCAGTTGCGGCATTGTACTTCTCTCTGCCTTTGGCAGTCAAACCCGCGCCCTTGGATATGGGCAGCTTCTCGCCACGCCCAACAGATAGTGAAACATTCTTCTTTGTCGCCATGTTATTTCACTCCCATAAAGTTTCGCAAACGATCTACATATTCCATTTGCTCAGTTGTTGGCTTCAATGCAGATGGGTCTTTACTCAAAATTCTTGCCGCCACCGTTGATAGCCTATCCATAGGGTCTGAACTATAACCAGAAAAAGCATTTTCTTGTTCTGGTGTAAGCATAAATCTTGGCGCTTCAATGTTACCTGTACGCATATGAACTCTAGCGGCTTCATTTAGCATGACAGCTTGTTTTTCATTATCTTTAAGTTGGCTATATGGATTCATAATAATGCGGTTGTCTTCCGCAGCCATCCCCGCAACATGAGGATTTTTTTTAAAAAACTCTTCTTCACCTGAGAAAAGGTCTTGCCTAAGACCAATGCCATACACGCCTTTTGCAAAACCTGCTGATGCTCCACCTGGCATATTAAGACCCCATCCATCCGGTTGATACAGCGCCGCGTTCTTGTACGACTCGGCGTTCCATTCTGCCATTGTATTCTCGGTTAGCCACAGGAAACGCAAATGTCACCGCCAGCGCATCCGCTGCATCGGGACTTGCCAAGCCTCTTGACTTCATTTCTTTCTTGCCTTCCAAGAAAATTGTACCAGCAGAGTTAGGCTTCTTCATAGGCCCAACCAAGTCTGCCTTCAGTTGTCGGTCACTTGAGATCGCCGCAGTCTTGAGCCAGTCCCGCATCGCACCCCAAATCTCCGCACGCTTGTTACCCCACATGATCGGGTTCTTCGCCTTCCAGCCAAAGTTCACCCCACGCACTTTGTATCTCTGTTCGGTCAGCCTGTCAAGTATCCCGTAACCTAGCCCACCCTCGTCAATGATGGTCAGTGCTGGCTTGTACTCCTCGATGGCATCAATCACGTTACCCACGGTGGTCATGGTGTCGTCGCCCTTGAACCGTTTGATGGCAACCAAGTCACGCCCTTGCCGCACCACGATCACCGTGCTGTCCATGCCACCGCGTGCTGGGTCAACACCAATGACAATCGGCGCAGTCAAGTCTTTGTACTTGGGCCGCTTGAACGCATCCTCCACAGTCACTGGGGAAATAAACTGATCCTCCCCTGCTGCTGGAAACTCGCCGTACACCTCCACCCGAGCCTGTATCGAGTCCTCGCCATACTCCGCGATGATCTGGTCATAAATCCCATGATCCGTACCCTCGACTGTGCGTGCATCAATAACCTTTGCGTTCCAAAAGTCCCGCTTACCGTGAAACGTCTCAAAGAAATACCCGGTGTTACGCCGTGGGTTACTGAACGCAAACCAATACCGATCCAATATCTTCTCGGTAAAGAAGCCCGCCGCCACGCTCCAAATCCCATCCGGAATACCCGACGCTTCATCAAATATCACCATCATGCCGTCATGGTTGTGGACACCCGCATACGAGTCAGGGTTCTCCTCAGACCACAACTTACCCTCCGCAGCCCAGTACCGCGTACCCTTCTTCAAGTCACGCTCTACCAAGTCAGTCACCCACGTAGCGGGAACCAGCTTGGTAGCCGATACCTCCCACCAGTGCGCGTTGATCGCCATCGTTGTCCACTTAGTCAACTCACCCCATGTGACCGTGCGTAACTGATTCTCACTGTTAGCCGACACGATGACGCTACTGCCTATCCGGGTACTCAGCATCCACAGGATCAACCAAGACACCAGCGCCGACTTCCCAATCCCACGGCCCGACGATACCGCAGTCCGCAGCGCGTCCATGTCCAACTGCCCACGGTTCTTCTTCAGGTGTTCTGTAATCTCGCGCAGTACATCGCGCTGCCACTTACGCGGCCCCTTGAAGTTCTCGAGTGGAGTATTCTTCTGCCCCCAAGGAAACGCATACCGCACAAACGACTCAGGGTCATCCTTGATCTGCGGACTCCAAAGCTGGGTCATCAAGACCTGTTCTTCTTCTGCCGAGTAAATGGGCTTCTGCAACTTAGTTCTCCAGTCGAGGGGTTACATCTACCACATCGGCATCGACCAACCGTGCATTAGCTTGGGCCAGTGCTTCAGTAATACTGATCGATCCGCCCAACTCCACGGTTTTAATCTCGCCGTACTTCTTACGATTATGCGCTCCCATGAGCCACTTGCGCGTGTCAATCTTTAATCTGGATCGCTGCACATCTTCTAACGAGTCGTCGGCATCGGCAATCTCAATGATCTCGCCAGCCATGAACTCGGTACGCATCTCTTGCGCTTCGGTGAACAACTGGTTTCTCTCAGGGTTCTTTTTGATCCACCGATAAAAGTCGTTGTAGTCGATGTCGCGCTGGTCATCCCGCAGTATCTGCGACAGGCTGTTGCCGTGTGCAATTGAGTCAATGACCCGCATGAATATAAATTCATACTGAGCCAATGCGAGTGCCTTCACCTCCGGGGGTGACTTAGCAAGGCTACGAGGCGCAGGTTCTAACCAGTCGGGTATCTCAACAGCGGACTCGACGAGTGCGTCATCTGTGCCTACGGATTTAGATTGTCTTGATTCCATAGTGGTACGGATACTAGCACAGACTTGAGAAACTTTGCAACACGGGTAAATAGAAGCCATTGGCTACTTGTGTAATTTGAAAAAAAAAATAAATTGTTCGTGATGCCTCCGTCAGCGTGGCCCTGTCGCCGTCGGCCCTACCCGGGGCCTCGATCCGCATGGCACGCGGCAGCCACGGCAGCCAGTGGATCACGGCAGCCAGCGGATCACGCGCAGCCAGTACCCGGCAGCCATTGGCCATGTGACCATGTGCCACAATGTGCAGCCATTGGCTAAGTGCAGCCAGTGGCACGGGTTTACGGGCTTGGGCGATGTGGTACGCTGGTGACATCGCGCAGGCGAGGGCAAGGATTGACTATTTTTGAAACTGCACAAGGATTAAGCAATCTCTAAAATCCATTGTCTTCCACAAGTCACAAGTGGCGCACTTGATCGGGTAAAATGCCCATTGTTCGCCCATTGGAATAAACTATTGATACCGTAGCACAATAGATATAATTATTCGCCAGTGGCTTGACAATACACAAAATGCCTATATAATTGTTTACATGGCAACGTCGCCATGTAACGTTAGGACAATTTATTATGACCAAATACGATCCAAAAGACTACATCGCAAACCCTAAAAAATACTCACTGTTCAAAACGGCCACACTAAACAAAGAGTTAATCCATGAAAACGGCAGTACCAAACCCGGCCAAATTGTTAGCTTGGAATTCTTGGGCGAAGTATGGAATCAGTTATACCGTCGCCATGAGCCACTGTATCGGTTAAACACTGGCGACACTGTATTCGCTGGCGCACTTGGAGGGTTTGTACTGTGACCAACCTAGACAAAATCGAAATCTTCAAAGTATGGTTTTCAAGCAACGGCCACTGGATATATCCAAGCCGTGCCGCAGCCGTTAACGCTTGGGCAAATCGCGGGATCGAAAATCTACCCGATGCGCCCCAAGCCGTAGGCCACTATCCTGAAATTTACAATTGGACAGAGTAAACCATAAAAAACGGCCATTGGAATAAACTATTGATCTATCAATTCAATAGATATAATTATTGTCCAATGGCCGTTTTTATTCCTATAATTCAATCACTGCAATCCGCAGTTAACCAGTAAGGACAATCAACCATGAAAATCGGCGATTACATTACAACCACAATTTACGGCCATCCAGTGCGCGTTTTGGTTTTGGCTATCCATGCTGCCGGGACAATTGACGTGCAACGCGCAGACGGCCAATGCTTCCGTGTATCGGGTTTGGTATTATGAGCAATAAACACCGCCTGCACTACATCGATCTGCGCCCTGCGCCCTTAAAGCGCGAGCCAACGCAAGAATCGCTGGCCGTTTGGCTGGCCGCAGCTTTCACAATGGCCGCGCTTTATCTCGTTACTGTAATTCTTTTCTCTTTTTAACTGTAAGGACAATCAACCATGAAAATCTCTATCCAAGCCTCCGCTATCCGTGCAGCCACTATCTGCGCCGCCAAAAAAGACATTCGCTATTATTTGCAAGGCGTTTACATCAACGTTGCGCACCGTGACTATGCGACGGTATGCGGCACCGATGGCCATGTGCTTTTTGCAGGCCGTGCGGCCATTGATACCCTTGATGGCCAGCAAGCCGCGCCATGGTCAATGATCGTACCGCTAGACGTGGTTAAAAAGATCAACAAACGCGCAGCAGCCGTGATTTTAGAATCATTACCCGATGGCACTTATTTACTTGATGGTACACGGTTTACGCCCCTTGATGGCCGTTTCCCCGATTATTCCCGCGTGATCCCCGGCATCGGCCAAATACAACCGGAAAGCGCAAAGCCGGGGCATTTTGACTATGCGCTGATCGTACGCGGTAATGATGCACTAAACACCTACTATGGCGGGAAGATTAAAGTGTATCCATTGGAGCAACGGGGCAACGATAGCGCGGTAATGCACAACGGGGAAAATGTGGCCGTTGTCGTCGTCATGCCGATGCGAATTAAAGACGTTAACGGGTATCAAGGGTTTAATGAGAATCTGCCCGATGCACTGGCCGCCGAGCCCGTGTTAGCTGCCGCCTGATATTTCTATCTGCCTAGTGACAGTGGGCAGATGGGCTATATCGCCGCAAACTGTAAGGACAATTTTATTATGACCATCACGACTCAAAATTTCACCCGTGCCAATCGTTTAGACGTAAACGGAAACCCGCGTTATATCTGCCACTTTTTGAACCTATCAAAGCCCGGGGACGCGGTAGACGGGGATATATCCGGCAAGTATGAAGCCGCACTGAAACGCGCCCGGGCGTTTGGTGGGCGCAAATATCACAACAAACAATACGGCGGAGGGATCATTTTTCAGTCATACAACACGCAGACACTATGCGACGATTTAAATAACGCTTTGCGCGGCCCCGTCGTTTGGAATGAGCTATGGGACGCAATGAAAGAGACGCCTACCGCGTGGATTGAAACGACTGAAAAAATGTTTTGGGATATGTTGGAATGCTTACCGCCTAAACGCATGGATAGCCAAAAATTCCTAGTAGGTGAGGCGGATCACGACAACGGACGCGGGGAGGCGGTTTTTGCGTGCTTTAGGCGCGTCGGTTCGCGGGTGTTCGCCCGCTATTTAACAATTGCCCAGTATCAAAACGTTTAAGGGGTAAACAATGACCAACGCCGAGATTAAACAATTCGACAATGCGCGGATCACTTTCCACAGGGGCGATGGTTTCAGCCCCGAGGGTATCGAGAAAAAGCCTTTCGCCACTTTTACCATAAACACAATGATATCTAGCGATGCACTTGACGCAATTATCAAAATTGTGCGGGAACACGTCAACACCGCGCACCGTGATTGCTGCAACGTAAAACTATCAACTCAAGACTGGGATTATTAACATGAGCGCAGACCTTACCAAAGCCGAGCGCGTTGCGCTTTCCCTATTCCTGACCGAGTACCCCGACAACTGGACATTTGGGGAAATACTGAAGGCACTCGATCCGGACAACCTAAGCAATGACTGGGAGCAAGTGACCATTTGGCAGCCATTGGAGAACGATCACGCCGCCGCAGCTATGGCGATCCAAGACACCCGCGACACCTTAACCCGCATTTATGGAGAATGACCATGCTATTAAATACCCTAACACTCGCAGAACGTGAGCGCCTAGCCTATGCCGAGGGGTTCACGACCACCGCCGCCCTACTCGCGCAGGCCGACGACTACGAACACGAAGGGGAACGCGCCTACACCATGCGCGAACTCGTAGAGCAGGCCGCCGACTATTTGAAGGCTGGAGACGTTGACCGCGCAGCCTGCACCCTATCGGAAGCCCTTAAATGACCGCAGTTTTAGCCGCCCTGCTAGTAGCCTTGCTGCTGCTAGTTTTTGACCTTTAACCCAGTAACCCAACCGAACCCCTAACCATGACTAAAAAACCCGACAAAACCGCCGCCAGTGACCGCCTGAAGGCCATCGCTGAACGCCTTGGCCTAGACGATACCCGATTAGCCGAGTATCTAGGCGTGAGCGTGTCCACCCTTAGACACTGGACGATCGGCACACGCGCACCCGGCGCAGCCGTTGACCGCCTGCTAGACGTACTCGGCACAATGGAAGCCCTTGCGCCTAGCCTGCACGCCCAACTGCTGCCAAGCCCCGCGCCCAAGCGGGGTAGGCCACCGACTAAACCCGCAGCCGAGCATAAGGAGGCCGAGCTATGACCGAGCAAGAGAAGAAACGAGAATCAGCAGAGAAGCTAGATCGACTGCTTACTTTTGCGAAAGTAGCGCACCAATGGAAAAAAGAAACTGGGGAGAAACTTAACGCATCCCATTATTTAGCCGTAATGGGAGCAAAACAGGAGAAACCAAAATGACCGAGCAAGAGGAACAGAAGCTAACCGAGCAGATCGACCGCCTGATCGACCTACGCCGCGACCTAGAGCGCGAGCGTAAGCAGGTGCTAGAGCAAAACGACTATTTCCGAGTAACTGGACAACTTAAAGAGGTGAACCATGACAACCGAGTATAAGGATGAACTACTAGCCGATGAACAGGACAGCCCCACCGTGTTCGAGATGATGTGGGACAGTGCCATGACGTTTTTTAAGTGCGTGGGGGTATTTGCGTTTTTCTGCTTTGCCATTGGGTATTTTGCAGATACCAAAGCGCAGACCAAACAGTGCGAACCCAGTAAAACAGTTTTAGCAAGGAGTATTTTCAAATGACAATGACAAAACAGGAATTTAAAGACCGCTGGGAATCTAACGACAGCGGCGGCGGTATCAGCTACAACGACATTGCAGACTGCGCTGTGGCGTGGGGCATATCACGTACCCCAAAGACACGCCGCATTGATGCCATTCGCTATCAAGTGCTAGTGGCGGCAGGCACAGTGGACGCAGAAGAATTTGCGCCCGAAAAGGAGGAAGTTTAAATGATTGACAAACCAGCATTTCCAATACAAAGTTATACGTGCGCTGAAAAAGGCTTGACCATACGCGACTACTTTGCAGCCAAGGCTATGCAGGGGTTAATTGCAAGCCCAAGAGGTACGTCTGATGGTAGAGATGCCACAGATACTTATTACGCAAAGTGCGCCTATCTTGTGGCAGACGCAATGATGAAAGCGAGGGAGACAAAATGAACCACTTAAAAAACGTATGGGAATGGCTGATAAACCATTGGGTCATGCCGACCCCTGCCGAACTCATCGCCGAGGAACTGATACAAGCGCAGCGCACCAAGCTGCGCCACCAGTCGAGCATGGAGTACCACACCGCCATCGTTGCCTACAACGTGGCACGGATTAAACGCCTTGAGGGGTTAACCGCAAAGCAGGAGACAACCGAATGACATGGCCTTTCCCGCCGCCCACTGGGGCTATCCCTTGGACTAAACAACAAGAGAAAGCCTACCAGCAGCAGAAGCAGAAGCAGCTACCCGCTGCCCCGTTTTAATCCAACAACTCAGCCCCGTAAACTCGGGGCTTTTCTTTTTTGGACAATCGGTAAATGTCATCCAACTGCCGCTGTTTGGCGCGGATAACCTCGGCGCGGTGATCCTTAAACTGCACAGCTAGTGCGGGGTTTATGACCCACTGGGCGAAGTGCTGATTCTCTCGGCTGGCATCGTCTAGGCGCATGACCCAGCGACCCTGCTCTAGTGGATACATCGCCCCATAAATCATCTGATCCTGCTGCCATACGTTTGTTTTCTCGATCTGCCTGCGTGCTGACCGTTTGATTTCAGCCATCGTAATCATCGGCTCATCGGCGTGCTGGATGATGTAGTCGCGCAGCCATGTATCAAAGTTAGCCGACCCTGACAACTCGGACAAGGCGTAACGGTAGGCCGGAATGATGTAGGTCTGCACAATGTGGATCACACGGGCAGCGAGATCGCCGGACACGGTGAACGAGAAGGGCGACTCCATAAGATGAAACATAAGCATAAGGCGACCAGCTAACCCCTCGACCTTACCGAAGGCAGTCATAAAGGTATCGTCGGACTGGAGAAGCCTCTCATCGTTGCGCTTAGTGTCGTACCAGTCTTGGAACTCTTGGAACACGGCCTTGGCCTCGGGGCTTAACTGGTAGGTCATTGCAGGCAGGGCGAACACGATCCGCAGGGTTTGCTCCCACTGCTGCTTGTTGAGTAGGTAATCGGGTATCTCGACGGGCTTGCGTGTCAAGTCACCATTTAGGATGCACGGGATAAACCGCTGCACCAGTCCATCGGCTGATAGATTGTGCAGGTTATCGCGGAACACGCGGGGCTGGATGTTGCCATAGATTGACACCGCGAGATTCTCGGCATAGATCGACCCGCTGCCTACGCGATCCATCTCATACGGGGACGACTCGTAAGCCTTGACCCATGCGCTTCGGTCTTCGCCGCTGGCCTTGTCTGTTAGCTTGCGAACCCAGCTATTCATCTCATCCAAGGCGCACAGCAAGCCACGGGGACGGTCTGCTGCCAAGCGTACTAGCTTCTGACTGGTAACGTCATCGACTGTGATCCGCAGGGGTACGGGCTGGGGTGGTAACTCGTGAACCACTGGCGCATCGTCACCACTGAGCATAGCTTCGGGCTTGGCTGAAAAGTCCAAGAATGCCTTTTTGCTTGAGGCATACATGGCCTCTTGGCCTTCCCATGCCAGTAACTCTTTGCCAAAGCGCGGACGGTCTTCGGTTTCAAATATTTTGAGGGGCGCGAGCATAGGCGCAGAACCCGGCGTTTTCTTATCTGCTGGCGCACCGATCGTCATCAACCACAGCACAGGTGGCACTTTGAAATCCTTGATTAACTCAAGCCGGGTACGCGCATCAACGACACCGCACACGGCAGCAAGCCCAGCGAACAGCGGGACTAAGGGATCGCAGCCAACGGTCTGACCGATCTCATCTGCACGGCGGGACAACACTTTAGGCCAAACTGAAATGTCCATTGCTGGAGGCCGAGGCCGTAGGTCAACCAGCACCGACTTTGGGTCTGTCGGGGACTCCACTGCTGCAAACATGGATGCCACATCGGGCGTGGGGCGTGTCCATCCTGCCTTGCGTGCTATGTTAAACAGCGTACCTAATCGAATGACTTGAGTCTTGGTGGTAGTAAAACTAGCCCACTGCGTCAGAATCTCACGTTCGCCGGGGTACTTAGCCGAAGGCGTTGACCACTCATTCCAAAGACTCAACGCTTGGTCAAGCTGGTTTGTTTGTGTGCCTGCCCAGTGCAGTGCCATGCCTGTATTGATCCAATCATCACGGGGACAATCGGGGTTAATAAATTCCAAGGCCGTGCGAATCTCATCCCACGATGCGTTAACCCCTTCGCCAGTGGACAAGGTGCGTACCTTGTCAATGTCAAGCATGGACTGCCAAAGGTCAAGCAGTGCCTGTGGGATCGTGGGTAAACGCATCCAGTGACCCCTACCTGCCCAACGATAAGGCTGGCGTGTGTCGGGGTGAATGCTTGGTGGCAGTACATCCTGCACCGTCAGGCCGTTGACCGTAGCGCAGCGCAACTCGTATGCAGTTACATTGTCATGCGTGATTTTTTTGGATGGTAGCGCAAGGCCAAAGGGCATCGTGAACAATAATTTGCCGTGACCAGCCCTACCCGAATCGACGATCACGGCATCGTTTGCATCATACAAGGCTTGCAGGTCAATTTTATGTTCAGCCAGTAGAGTGACCGTGGCATCCCAATCGTCAATGTCCAAGGCCATCGTGCCGCTGTACGCATGGGCTAACCCGATACCGTAGCCCGTGGGTAGATCATTCTGATCCTTGAGCGCATTGGTTTTTATGTTCCATCCGGGTGTGCGTGGCCCCTTTGTGCCTGCGGGGATGGGTACAAGTGACCAGCCGTGTCGGATATAGGCATCAATAGATGCAGGATGGGCTTGCACTGTGGTAGCTGTATTCATATAATGTTCCTGACACTAGCAGTTGTCATTTGTTTCATGGAAGTCTCCTCTTAGCCCCGTCTAATCCACGGGGCTTTTTCTTTGCTTAAAAAATATTTTTCAAACTGTTGCACAATCTTAGCACATCGTGCTACACTTGCGTCAACTGATTAGGAAATATTTATGGCAACCAAATCCAAAACCAAGTTTTTGACCGTGAGGCTTACCCCTTACGATCACAAAGCATTTCACCGAAAGGCAGAGAAGTACGGTAAGCCGTCCGATGTCATTCGTGAAATAATCGAGGCGTTCAGTCAAGACCGCCTTGTAATTCAACCACCTGTAAACGTAAAGGAATCTCTGTATGTCTCTCGAATCCAAAATTGAAGCCCTGACTGTTGCTGTCCAAGCCCTGACTGCTAAATTAGAGTCCGGCAATATAGCACCAGCCGCACCCGTTGCACCAGCACCCGCCCCTGTGGTAAAAGCTGCAATTGGTGTAGTAGCACCCGCTATGCCAGCACCACCTGTGTTTGTAGCACCCGTTGCAGCACCAGCCCCAGCACCATCCATGTTCACTGACCCCAAGGGTTTGATTGACTACGTGATGGGCGCATACAAGGCACTCGGCCCACAGAAGGGTGCAAGCATCCAAGGTGTGTTGGTCGGCCTCGGCTACCAAAACATCAACGATGTCAAGCCCGAGCATTACGGTGACTTGTTCAATGGCATTGAAGCACTGAAATGAGCGCACACGCCCAGTTGTCCCCCTCGAAACGTAACCGCTGGGCGTTATGCCCCGGTTCGATTCGTGAGGAAGCAAAGTACCCCGAGCAATCGGGTGGCGCTGCTGCCGTTGATGGCACACACACGCACACACTGTTGGAACAATGCATTAAATCTAATAGGTCTGCCCACTCGTTTGTAACAATAGGATTGACTGACCACGAAGGTACATTCGTGGTTGACAAAGAACGTGCAGCCCGTGTGCAGGTAGCACTGGACTACATTGACAAGCGCATCAGTGAAGGCAACATGACCCTGTTGTCTGAGTCCAAGGTTGACCCCTCGTTCTTGTTAGGCCGTGATGACCTATCCGGCACAGTGGACGTTCAGATCATCGGTAACGGCGTTCTTGAGTTGATCGACTACAAGGATGGCATGGCTCCAGTAGATGCCAAGGGCAATATGCAGCTTGAACAATATGCCTACGGTGTATTGGCTGGCTACAAGTTACCCGTCAACGGTGCTTACCCATTCGACACGGTACGCATGACCATCATCCAGCCCAAGTTGGCTATGAAGGGCATGAACCCGATTAGTTCTTTTGATGTGTCAGTCCGTGATCTCATGGCTAACATGGGTACAATCATTCGACAAGCTGCCGCTACCGATGCACCCGATGCGCCGCTTGTACCGGGTGAAAGTCAATGTAAATATTGCCGTGCAAAGGGTAACTGCTCTGCGCTGGCAAGTAACGTAATGAAGGAGGTGGGAATCATGTTCCAGCCAATCGTAAATCAAACCCTAGATGTCGCACAGCAAAGTGCCGACAAAGACCCAACGGCTATGAATGACGCACAGATTCGTCAGATCATGGAAGCCGCCCCCTTGATGCGTCAGCTACTCGAAGGTGTGGAAAAAGAAGCCCTGCGCCGATTGAAAGCCGGACAGTCTATTGATGGACTGAAGCTGGTCAATGGTCGTGGCTCCCGTGCATGGGCATTGCCCGAGTCCGAGATCGCCGAGAAGCTGGTGAAGATGGGCATCCCTAAGACCGCAGTCTATGAAACCAAACTCGTCACGCCAGCCAAGGCTGAGAAGTTGACATGGACTAAGAAGGATGGCGAAGTCAAGCAATTGACCGAACGCCAGTTGAAAACAATGGAGCAGGAATACGTGGTCAAGATGGCTGGAAGTATTACTGTTGTCCCCGAGTCTGACTCACGGCCTGCCGTGATTCTGAACGCTGCACCGATGTTCAGTGCAGTGCAAACGCCAGCAGTGGAGACACTGCCAGCATGGTTATCGTAATTTAATTGGAGTAATTTATGTCAGATATTATCTTTTTGTCAGATGTCCGTTTGTCTTTCCCCCACATCGCAGAACCCCAGAAGCAGGTCAATGAGGCCACTGGCGCACAGCGAATCAGCTACAACGCTGAATTCCTGATGCCTGAGAATCACCCCGGCTTCCAACAGTTCATGGCACGCTACGGCGCTATTGCTTTAGAGAAGTGGGCAGAACACGCTAACACCGTAATGCAGATGATCCTTGCAGATCGCAAGCTGCGCTGCTTTGGTCGTGGTGAGGAGAAGGTCAACAAGAAAACCTTTAAGCCTTATGACGGTTATGCGGGTAACGTGTATCTTACTGCTGGTCGTGACCAAGCACCGCAGATGATCCAAGCCGATGGGCAGCCTGTTGACCCCAACAACACGATGGCATACCAAGCCCTTGCTCGCAAGATGTACGGTGGTTGCCGAGTCAATGCCGCCATCAAGCCTTGGCCTCAAGTCAACAAGCATGGCAACGGTATCCGCTGTGACTTGATCGCTGTGCAGTTCCTGCGTGACGATGTGGCCTTTGGTGAAGGTGCTGCCGATGCGTCAGGGATGTTTGGTTCTGTGGCTGGCGCACCCGCTGCTGGCTTTGCACCAGTGGCTCCAGCTATGCCCGGACTGCCATCGTTCTTAGCGTAATGTAATCGGGGGGAAAGCGAATTCTGGAGTGCGCCGTAACTAGCACAGATCAACCAGTGCAGCGAGTACCCCCACCTAATCGGTAAATGTAATGAGTAATGACTACTGCTGGGATTTGGAAACTTATCCCAATGTGTTCACGATGGCAGTCGAGCATTGTGATGCACCCTTGAAGTGGGCGTTTGAGATAAGCCCGTGGCGCAATGACTCCAAGGCCATCATTGACTTTGTGATGTGGCTCAAAGGGTCTAACGCTAGGATGATCGGCTTTAACAGCCTTGGCTTCGACTACCCCATCCTGCACACCTTACTTCGCATGGGCAACAGCGATGCCAATACCCTGTACCTCAAGGCGCAGGCCATCATTAACGGGCAAGACGGTGACGAGAGATGGCTGCACCAAGTTAACCCCAGTGACCGCTATGTGGATCAGATTGACCTGTTCAAGATTCACCACTTCGACAACAAGGCACGGGCTACCAGCCTCAAGGTTCTTGAGTTTAATATGCGCTCTGACAACATTGAGGACTTGCCGTTCAAGATTGGCAGCACCTTGACCCAAGAACAGTTACCCAAGTTAAAACAGTACAACGCACACGATGTCGCCCAGACCAAAGCGTTTTACTTCAAGACGCTGGACATGATCCGCTTCCGCGAAGAATTGACGCAGAAGTACCAGCGCGACTTTATGAATCACAACGACACTAAGATTGGCAAGGACTACTTCACCATGAAGCTAGAGGATGCCGGAGTGTCATGCTACGACTACGGCCCCAAGGGGCGCACCCCTCGGCAAACCAAGCGCCCAGTGATACATCTCAGGGATGCCATCCTGCCTTGGATCAGCTTCCAGCAGCCGGAGTTCACACGGGTTCTTAACTGGCTCAAAGATCAATCAATCACTGAAACTAAAGGGGTGTTCAATGACATTACAGCAACTATTGGCGATTTTCAGTTTGTGTTTGGCCTTGGCGGTATACATGGATCGGTTGAGTCCACGATTGTTGAGTCTACTGCTGATCTTGTCGTTATTGATCTCGACGTATCTAGTTACTATCCTAACCTAGCGATCAGCAACGGGTTCTATCCGCAGCACTTGGGACGTGAGTTCTGCAACATCTACCAGCACCTGTACGAGCAGCGCAAGACCTACCCTAAAAAGTCGGCTGAGAACGCCATGTTGAAGCTGGCACTGAATGGTGTCTATGGCGATAGCAACAACCAGTTCAGCATCTTCTACGACCCACTGTTCACCATGAGCATCACGCTTAATGGTCAACTGCTGCTGTGTGTACTGGCTGAAGGGTTGATGGAGATTGAAGGGTTGACCCTGATCCAGTTAAACACTGACGGCTTGACTGTGCGAGTGCCACGGGCAAACAAGTGGCTGGTGGACACCGCAGCCGCCGCATGGCAGTACAAAACAAAGCTGCAACTAGAAGAATCTGTGTATAAGGCCATGTTTATTCGTGATGTAAACAACTACTTGGCAGTCTATGAGAACGGCACTGTGAAGCGCAAGGGTGCATACGAGTACGACATGGACTGGAGTCAAAACCACGGTGGAATGGTGGTTGCCAAGGTTGCCGAGAAGGTGCTAGTCGATGGTGCGCCGATCCGCAAGACCTTGGAGCAGTGGCCTGACATCATGGACTTTATGCTACGCACCAAGGTTCCACGGTCAAGCTACTTAGCCGTTGAGCATGATGGCGTGACTTCACAGTTGCAGAACATCACGCGCTACGTTGTTTCAAAAAATGGTGGTAGACTGTTTAAGTGGCTTCCTCCTTTAAAAAGTAAGCCGGGTGAGTGGCGCAAGATTGGTGTTGAAGCAGGATGGGGTGTGCAGCCATGTAACGACATTCGTGATGCCAAGGATGTAAAAATTGATTATGACTATTACATTAAAGAGATTGAAAAACTTGTTCTAGGATTAGCATGATTACACGTAAAGAATTACACGATTTATTTGAATATGACCTTAGCACAGGCGAGTTGCTAAGAAGTGGAAAGCCCGTAGGTACACCTCATAGTCTAGGGTATCTCAAACTTAAAATTAAAGGGCGTACTTATTTTGCCCATCGAATTGTGTTTTTTTATTGCTATGGTGAATGGCCCATTCGAATTGACCACATTAATCGCAACAAGTCCGACAACAGATTGGAAAACTTAAGGGAGTGTAGCCACGAGCACAACAACGCAAATCGTGGGCTAATGAAAAGTAACTCGTCTGGGTTTAAGGGTGTGCATTGGGTTAATTCCACAGGGTGTTGGAGAGCACAAGTTGGTTATGAGGTTCTTGGTCATTACAAGATTAAAGAAGAAGCAGCAGCAGCCTATGACAAAGTTGCTATTGAACGATACGGTGACAACGCATTAACAAACAAAACATTGGGGCTTCTGAAATAAGTATGTTAGAAAAACAAATTGAAACTGCTGTGTGTGATTACGCCAAGACCAAAGATGTTTTGGCCTACAAGTTCACCAGTCCCGCACGGGCTGCTGTCCCCGATCGTCTGTTTATCAACAAGAACGGGACTGTATGGTTCTGCGAGTTTAAGCGCCAAGGGGCAAAGCCCACCGCTGCCCAAGACCGTGAGCATCACCGCCTGCGGGGTCACAAGGTCAGCGTGTTTGTAATTGACAACGTGGATGATGGCAAGGCGATGGTGGACTACATGGTGCGTTTATGCTGACAGCAGACTTGCTTCACGGCTACCAACAGAAAGCAGTAAACCACCAATGCTCCCGCCCCAACTCGATGTTGTGGCTAGACATGGGTTTAGGCAAGACCATCATTACCCTGACATCACTGGCGCACTTGATACGCACCCAGTACCTGCGCGGCGTGGTCATCGTTGCACCCATCCGAGTCATCCGGCTGGTGTGGCGACAAGAGGCCGCTAAGTGGCAGCACACCCAGCACCTCAAGTTCAGCATGGTCACTGGCACACGAGATCAGCGTACCCGTGCCTTACTGCGCCCTGCTGACATCTACCTTATCAATTACGAAAACCTTGGCTGGCTTGCGGAAACCTTACAGACCTACTTTGTCAAAAAGGACAAGCCGTTGCCGTTCAATGGTGTCGTGTGGGATGAGATTAGCAAGTGCAAAAACTCGGCAACCAACAGAGTCAAGGCAGTTAAAAAGATTTTGGACAAGTTCGACTGGGCTACTGGCCTCACGGGTACACCTGCATCCAATGGCTACAAAGACCTACATGGTCAGTTCTTGGTGGTGGACAAGGGTCAGCGTTTGGGTGTGTCTAAGACAGCGTTTAGGACACGGTTTTACCGCAAGGTCGGGCCATACAAAGAAGTGCCTTACGAGGATACCGAGGACACCATCAAAAAGCTGATTGGTGACATCACCTTGGAGATGAGTGCCGAGGACTACAACCCGCTGCCGGACTTGATCGTGAACAACATAGAGATCGAAATGCCCGACGATCTGCGTGTCAAGTACGACAAGATGGAGCGTGAGTTTTTCTTGCAGCTTGACAGTGGCAAAGAAGTGGAGATGTTTAACCAAGCATCACTGACCAACAAGTGCCTCCAGTTTAGCAACGGGGCCATGTACCCTGTGGCTGGGATGCCTCTGTGGGAACCAATACACGACTTGAAACTTGACGCGCTTGAGGAGATTATTGACGAAGCCCAAGGGTCGCCAGTGTTGTGCAGCTACGCCTATCGGTCTGACGCTGCCCGGATCATGGAGAAGTTTAAGCACCTTGATCCGATTAACCTGACCGACTGCAAAAGCGAATCGGCTTTGCTCAACGCCATGCACCGCTGGAAAACAAACGAGTGTGCCTTGATGATTGGACACCCTGCAAGCATGGGTCACGGGATTGACGGCCTACAAAAGAACGGTCACATCCTTGTATGGTTTGGGCTTAACTGGAGTCTTGATTTGTACGAGCAGATGAACGCCCGTGTGCGCCGCCAAGGTCAGGGTGTGCCTGTGATCTGCCATCGCATCATGTGCCAAGACACACTGGACCAAGCGCAAGCACTAGCACTAGACGAGAAGGCTACCACCCAGCAGGGGTTACGTAATGCTGTGAAACAATACAGAGAAACGAAAGAGTCGAAATGAGCGTATCAAAGCACCCGGCAATAAGAGCATTGCTGCGTCAGAACGATGATGGGTTAACTGTCCATGAGATCGCAAACCGGATTGACCTGAGGCCGGATACCATTCGCAGGGCATTGAATAATATGCCCGATGTTTACATTGACCGCTGGCAAGCGCCAGCACATCGAGAACCACCGCAGGCAGTATGGTGTGCAGTAGTGCCACCAGAAAATTGCCCACCACCAAGGAAACAAAAATGAGCGACTTACCTAACTTTGCAGCATGGTCACACGAGAACCTTGCCCAGTTCTCCATTGATGCCTACCGCAAGATGCAGCAGCAGCAGGAAACCATTGAGCAGTTGCAGGGCGACTTTAAGGACGCAATGGTCGAGTTACGCAAACTGACGAGTGCCAGCCTTGTCAATGATAAGCGCTGACCCACGGGGTTTGCCGCCATCTACATTCGGAATGCTGATGTGCGTCCAGCGGTCAAATTCACGGATGATCTGATCGAATGGCAAACCAGCAGCAATGACTGCACGGACAACTTGGTCTGGGGTCATGCCGGGTACTCGAAGGTCAGCCGCACAACCGTGACGGTGCTGGCTAGAGTCTTTGCTGCCCACTGCGTCATTGACCTGCTTGCATCGGAAGGCGCTGTTAATCATCACGGGCTTGCCACCAAGGGTTTCCTTGACCTGCTCCAGCAGTTGCGCCAAGCGTTGCAAGTTGCTGATTTCCTCTTGGGTCGGGCTGTTGTCAAACTCCCTGTGGTCGGTGATGGTCAGTTCTGCAAGGGTGAAGTGGGGTGAGAGGTTCATTTTTTACCTTTCATATCGGCTAATTTCTCAAGCGTTCTGCCACCAAAATACGCACCCATCACGAGCATTCCCCACTGCCCAAGCAGCGTAACGTAAGATTCGGAAATCTTGAAGCCAAAGCCGTCCAAAATAGCCAGCGTAAGGTACGCAGTCAGGATATATACCAAGGTCATTGGGCGCACATTTTTAGACAGCCACGAATCTGAGGACATATCAGCCGTCCAGCGGTCTGTGGTGTTTTGCTGCTCGGCTTTAAAGAGTTCTGCCTCATTTGCCATTTCAGCCAGTTTGCCGTTTTGGGCAAGGGTGGCAAGCTCAAGCTGCGCCCGTGCCTTAGCTTCCGGGTCGGGGATGAGTTTGTCAATGATTTTGCCGCCTACTTGCAGCAGTCCTGAAATGTCAAACATTATTGTTTACTCCTTGAAAGCATGGTTGCGGCAATACTCAGCATGGTTCGTGCTGAATCCAAGTTTGGGGGTTCTGTCTCCCACCCCACGGTTATCTGCCCCACAAACCGCCCCGGCTCTGGTGGAACACTGATTCTGCAAGTATAGGTAACACCCTTGTTGATGTACCAAATACCCATTTCAGACTGCGCCGTGCGGTACTCCCCGCAAGGGATTTCGTTTGCCATCAGCTTCACAACATCGGCATTGTTTGCTGCGTTGTTTGTAAATAATCCAACATCTAGCCCGTCATTGGTTTTGTCTCGCCCGTCCTTGGCGTAGGCTCGGTACAGCACACGAGTGCCAAACATAGGGTTGACTTTGAACACCGCAACGATAGTAGCGTTGGTGGTCTTGAACAGGTGGGCAGAGGCGTCCTCCACCCTGTCCTCGGCAATGCTGGGTATCTTCTTGGATTCTTTGTAAGCCCCAATAAGCAGGTCTTGGTTTGTGTACACAAAATAACCAGCGAAAGCAACCAAGCCCATGATAAGGATGGCAGCGAGTTTAAATGGCGAATCCACATACCCAAGAACTTTGTCGAGGGTTGAATTTGCGTTTAAACCTTCATCAGCCATCACTTACCTTTCAAAGCAATTATTCCAATACCTACCAGCGCAAAGATTGCCGCTGCTACCAAAACACAAAGCGCCATTGTGATGGCTTCGTCAATCTCTGCCTTGCGGTTCTTAGCCGCTTTAGCATCCAGTATCTCCTGCACTTTCCTGCGCTGCACTATGCTGTTGCGCTCCAATACGATCTGCGTCCACAACGCTGACTGACCTTGGTTGATAAAGTGCCACTTCAATTCTTCCTCGGCTTTATTGAGTTCATGCAGTTGCATGACGGTACTCATGGCCTGACTGGTATCTGAACTGTATTTCTTTTTTGGGTCTTTGACCGCCTGCTTTGCAACAACGTCCTTGGCATCAAAAAACTTCATCACATCGCCAGTGATGCCTTGAATATCTTTCCCCAGCTTTATGGCTGCTTGGATTCCCGATACAGCCGCCCTAGCAGCCGCAAACGCTGTTATGGGGTCAATCATGGCGTTCTTTCTTAACCACCTCCAGTACCCAACGGCACACCCGCCCGTCTTTGTCTAAAAACTCATTAGCCCCATACTTCTCGCTCGGCAAGACGACACGGCAAACCAACACGATTCTTGTCTCGGTGTTGGGCCATGGTATTTGTGCGGAAGCGACATCAATCACTTGTCCACTTTAGTGTCGAGTTTGTCAAAAATCTTACCGAGCATATCCTTGACATCTTTAATGTCGTTGCGGTAATCGTCTTTACTCAAGTAGTGCATTGGCATATTGCGAACGTCAACGTCTAAGCGTTCAATGGCCTTGGTGATTCCGTTAAGTGTCCACCCACCAAGAAACGCCGCTAACCCAAGGGCCGCATTAAAAAACACCTGATAGTCCATGTCACGCCTTGGGGTACAGTGCTTTGACTGCTAGGCAAGCAGCAATGTAGGCATTCACCTGCGCCGTATCGCCCTTGACAATACCATCAAGGTAATCAGTCATTGGTGGATACTCGGCTGCACGCTTTTGGGCGTAAGTCAATACTGGCGCATTGGCAGCACGAAGGGTAGCAGCTTCAGCATCAGTAATCTGAACACTGCCAGCAGGCAGCAAATGCTCATGTTCCGCAGAATCAAGAAAATGAACAGAGTTGTCTGGTGATTTGTAGTGCATGATAATTATCTCAGTTCGTAAACGGCAAGACCAGAAGATACTAGTGTGAATGTGTAAACATAAGAAATATTAGGTGGAATCACAATTCCACTTGCTGCCGCATTTCCTGCACCAGCATTCGGTGCAATTTGAATTGGCCCAATAGTTCCAACTGTTATCGAAATGTTTGCACCCGCCCCAGAAGCAGTAAAAGAAGCCATGAAAGTAATTGGTTTACCTGTGGTGTTGTAGTAAGTTGTCCCAGATGTTCTAGTCACCAGTTGCCAAGTTTGCCCATAACCCAAGCTACTCATGCTAGTTAGGGCTTGACCACCACATCCTTGAATGGTGCTAGGAGTTGTTGCCCAAGTACCCGCAGTAGTCTGGGTGCTCTCAATGTAACCCACCACACGGTAGGCCACACCTGTACGTGCAGTGGTGGAATAGATAGTTGACGCACTATCAGCAGCACCGACCCCACCTTCAGCAGTGGTAGTAATGACACCTGTTTCAGTCAGATCATTGCCGCCAGAAATGTTGACAACCGCCAGTTCCACTGTGCCAGCATTGTCAAGTGCCAATACAACAATTCGACTTTGTGTTGCTGCAATAGTGCCAAGGGTAGAACCTGACGATACGACTACGGATATAGCCGAGGAGATTACCCGAGATACCACAGTGCCACTGGTTAAAGTGGCAGACCGAAAATCCAAAGTAGTTGGATTTAATGTGACCGTGAGAGCATTAGCAGCCACAGACGCAGTGATCGGTTGGATGACAGACTCCGGCACTTTGGTCATTGACCCACCGCCTTCAAAGGTCAGTGTTTCAGCGGTAACTGTGCCAGTTGCGGTGACAGTGGTAGCGTTGACCGTAGTCGCACTAACCGTGGTGGAGTTAACAGTAGTAATAGTGCCAGTGGTCGCAGCCAGTGTAGTAAATGCGCCAGTGTTAGGCGCAGTGCTACCGATGGGTGGTGGTGATGCCAGCGAAGTGACCAAGGACAAGTAGTCGATGGGTGTGGCAATGTTGTCCACGGTGTACAGCAGCACATCAACAGATGTAAACACGCTGAACTTGTACGAGGATGACGGGGCTAGCCAAATGTTAGCCTGACCCAACGAATTTAAGATGATTGGGTTGGTGTTAGCTGTAAGGCCACCAGCATCTGTGTAGGTCGCCAATGGAGTTGTTGTGCCAGCGGCGTAGGTGTAAATCTTGCCACCGACTAACGGGTTGCCATCGCTGCCGTAAATCTGCTGCTTTGGTGTAGGGGTAAGTGATGCCATGAGATTAGTCCTCGATTATTTTGCTAATGCGTTGGTTTTACTACTCGCAGGGGCTAGTTTATTCCGGTAATCTTTAGGAACAGCCCGTGCCGCTTGATATTCTGCTTTTGTCATTCCTTTGGCTAAACCTTGTGTACCTGCCCATCCCAAAGTACCACCCATGGTTGCACCAGCAATAGCACCCGGATAACCACCAACAGCACCACCAATTAACGCACCCCCCGCTGCACCTAATCCAGATCGTTTGACGGCTGGCATTACTTGAGCCGTAGGGCTTTGTGTACTCATTACTTCGGGGAATGTGGCAGCTACTTTGCCGATGTCTGCACCCACACCTGACATATTTCCCTTACGCTCGTTTAGCATCTTAGCGTATGCTTGTGGATCAATTGTTTCATTGGCGTAGTTAATTGCCCGGTCATGGTCATAAATTTGAGCCATGCGAACACGGGCCGCTTTAATGTCTGCCAGCACTTTAGGGTTTGGCGCATTTGCGTCAATCAAAGACTCAAGCGAGTTTGCAATACCCATACGGGCATCTGCCGCTGCTACATCGGCAGCAGAAGGGTTGCTACCAGCATCACGGGCCTTATAAACATTTTGAGCTTGTTTGCGTAATTGCCGGATGTCTTGAATTATCAATTCACCAGACCGTCCTTCATTGACGGATTCAATGGCCTTATCAATAAGACCGTTGACCTTTATCGCAGAACCCTCATCACCAATCAATGTGGGGACTTTTAATGATTCCATAGAATCAATAATTCCCTTGTCGGGGGTTAATGATGGCATCTTACGCACCACATCGTATGGCTTACCTGCTGTGTCTAACGCTTTTTCAACAGCGGTAGCATTTAATGGGTCTGTGGAAGACAAGCCCAAATCTTTGCGAACAAGTGAAGTGGTTTTAGCAGCATTGACTTTTACAGCAGCATCTTCAAAAGCAGGGCCAACAACTAACCCTTTTGCTTTATTTGCCACGGTTGGATTTGTAATTGCCGGGTTAACAACTAGCCCAGTTCGATTAGCAGCTTGTGCAGCATCAATAACGGGCGCACGAGCATAGGATTGAGCAGCAAGAGTATTTTGTGTTTGCCCTGCACGTTTTGCTGCCATTTGATTAACGCTGCCCGAGATTAAAGAACCTTCTGAACGGGCAACATCACGAATGGCACGAGTAGCGGGGGCCAGCGCATTTGTTGGACCACCAATGCGTAATCCTGCAAGTGGGATAACTGCTTCACCAATAGCTTGCACGTTACGCTGCGCTTCTGGTGTGCGAGGTTGATAAAACTGACTTTGAACTTGTTGCCCGAACTGTGCAGCAGCAGCTTTGCCCTGTGGAGTAAACGCTTGACCTTGAGTCAGTTCATACCCAAGCTGGGCAATAGGTGTAACTACACCAGAAACAGCACCCGATGCAAGCGCCGGGATTGTTTCGATATTTCCCATTGCACGTTGGAACAAGGAACGAGGTGCGTCTGGTTCAGCAGGACGCACTTTACCGGGAATACCAAATTGATCTACATCTTGACGGGCGGCGGGTATGCCACTTGAAGGTGCTTCTAATTTACTAACGTCATACCCATTGGATTTTAATTTGGCTGTAAGGTCAGCCTTGGACATATCATCAGGCACGCCCTTAATGACCGTGCCATCGGGTAGACGGACATCCATTATTTTAGACTCCCAAAGTCAACTACTTTCGGGCCACCAGCGGGTGCAGTTTTGCTCCCCTGCGTAGTTAAATCATCTGCATAATTATCGTCGTACTTGGATTGCTGACGTTGGGCATATTCTCTTGCTTGCCTTACCACATCGCGCATTTGCTCGTCCAAGTTGCCCGCCGCCGGGTCAATTTTCTGCACAGCATCGCTAACAAATTTCCATTCTTGCACCGCCATGTTGCCAAGTTTGCCCTCTTGCGACGCAAGCTGACGGCCCAACGCCATAATTTTGCCTTTAAAAGTCTCTAGTTTTTGCAACGCTTTTCTTGCATCACCAGATGGTAGAGCTAACGGATTAGTCAATGCGCTGAAACCTGTAATACTACTTAATCCGGGCGCAGGCGCAATCTTTTTATCCGGGTTTCCAACCAACTCATCGGTTAATTTTTCTAACTCACCCGTTACCGCAAAAGCGCCAGTTACTACATTTTTGTCAGATACTTTATCTTTAGTGTATTTAACTCGTTGTGCTTGCGTCATTGGCTTTTCAGCCGCATTTGCTGGCGTTTTGCCCTTTGCGTCTTCGCGGCTAACAAGAACTGGGTTGCCGTCCGGCCCAACAATAGCAACTAACGGTGATTCTGCGCGGGGCTGTGCGGGTGCGCGACCAGCCGCTGCAATTCTTTGCTGGTACTCAAGAATACTACCAACAAATCCTTGGTTCTTAGCTGCGTTGTAATTCCGAATCAAATCAGTATCTACACGTTCAGGTGCTTGCGTAAAAGTTTTTGTTTGCGGGTTGTAAATGGAACTGCCAGAAGCAACCGTCACAGGTGTGGTCAAACGCTCGTATTCCTTTACAAGCATTTCTGCTTCAGCTTTTGCTTCTGGAATTTCGCGGAATTGGTTTAATTGAGCAAGTCTGCTTTTAATTTCAGCAACCCTATCAGGTGCTGCTGCTTTAGGGGCAAGGGCATTGCTGGGTGTCATTACCGATGGCGCTGCCATAGGAGCAAGGGCATTGGTGGGTGCAGGGGCATTAGGATCAAATGTGCCACTACCAAGTTCGCCAGCAGGCGCAACAGGCCGTGCAACGCCAGCCAATTGGTTGGGGTTCTGCATTGCGTTAAATTTCTTGCGCTGCGCTGCTGTTTGAGCCAAAGTCATAGCCTGAGTTATCAATTCAGGGTTACGCTGAGAAACTGCCCATTCGTAATAGTCATTTGCAACATCTACGGGATCGCCATCTTTCCCACGCTGTTTGGCTGCGGCTAAAAACTTGTCCAACCCAGCCTGCTTCCGTTGAAAGTCGTCTAGTTTCATTCGGGCTTCTTGCTGTTGCAATCTACCTGTTTCCAAGTCCTGTGCTTCTTTTCGCCCAGCCATGAAATTTGCCCCAATGTTCGCAGGCTGAAGAAGGTCAAAATTAAGTGCCATGATTTTCCTTTAACTGGGTTTACCAGACACTATCCGAAGTTAATAAAAGGGGCAGTATTAAGATTAAATTTATCTAAATCCATGCTACCAAAACTTTTTGCAATATCACCATAGGCTGAATTGTTAGATCGTTGTGCTGCCAAAAGCGCATTGCCTTGATTTACACCCGTGTCAGACAGTAGCCTGCCACCTCTTGCACCATAATCACCCGTTGCGCTTGCACTATTAGTGGCAGCATTTGCACCCATAGTGGCTATGCTGCCAAGAGGTGCAAGTTGATTACTTCGGTTGGTTTGGTAACGGTCATATGCTCTACCGTACTCTTGCGAACCCGCCTCTTGACCATACCGAGTAGCAGCTTTAAGTGCTGCTCCAGATTGTGTACCACCACGAGCAGCGGCACTACGATCAATAGCTTTTTGACCTTCAGTTAATCGAAAGAGGTATCCCGGATCAGTTACAAAGTCAGATGTTCCAAAGTCGCGCCCATATTTACCGTAGTCAGCACCTCCAGCGTTACCACCAATTCCCAAAAGTTCCATCAATCGGTTTTGGGCAGTAGTACCAGCCTCACGATAAGGTTCGGTCAATCCTAGCTGCTTGTTAAACATCTCACGTTGAAAAGCCATTGACTCCTCATTGGCCCTAGTTGTTGCGTCAGCGGCCTGTGATGCTGCTTTACGGTTTTCCGATGCGGTATATAAAGTGCCACCTATTGTTGCTACAACGCCCCATGTCATAATACTTCTCCTTGTAACTGCGATGCAGCAGTTGATGCGATTAAACCCATATCGTCATAAGACGGGGCAATGACTTCTGTCTCTATTTTATCCAATTCGGCCTCTTTGTCGAATTCTGTCAAGTGAACCGTGGTCCACAGGGTATCTTCTTCAGCATAAACCGCACGCTTTAACCCAACTTCAGAGATAAAGGTGCATGGGGCTTCAAGGTGCTTTTCACCAAATTCTGTAAAAACCTTGACCCTGCCCTTGGAAATAAAGTTCAAATGCTGGTGGCGATGAATCTTTCCAATGATCAATGTTCCTTTTGGGATCATCATTTCACGGGCATAGGTGCAGCAGCCGTACTTCTCATCCTTTGGCGTAAAGTAGTGCTTTAACACACAATCGTCAAGGTTTGACTCAATAGCCCCCTCGTCAATCAGTTTTTGCATTCCATCCTGCACGGTAAGAATAGCCTCACGAAAACGCACCTTTACTGGGGCGTTTGGCGCAACCTCAAAACCTTTACCGTAAGTGACTTGCATCAGATTATTCCAAAAGCAGGTTGTTATTAGATGTAGCTTGCATGATGATCCAGTTTGAGCCATCAGACACTATTGTCGCCGAGTTTCCCACAACATCCAAAAGAATTGCCGTTCCAGCCGATGTGCTGTCAATTGGCACAACATTACTTGAAGCTGACACCAAAAGCTGCGCTTGCATATTCTTAAACACAACCTGCCGCCCAGTGTAGGCCGATGGTGCTGGCAAAGTGACAGTGCAGGTCGATCCTGACTTGTTGTTGATTACCCAAGCATCGGTATCCGCTAAAGTGAAGTCCGCAGTTTTGGTGACTGGGGCTGTTCCTGTTGAGGTTGTCCATTCTGGTGCAGCATTAGGGCCATTAGTGGTAAGCACCTGACCAGCAGAACCCGGATGAAGTTTTGCCAAAGTGGTCGTGGTGTTGGCATACAGCAAGTCGCCTACCAAGTAAGACGAGATGCCAGTGCCACCATTGATAGCGGCGGTAACGCCAGTCCCATCACCAGTAATCACATATTGGTTATAAAAAAACCGATACCACTCCCTTGACATCAACCCCGACCGCTGATCAATTAGCGGAACACGGGGGGCCGTGATTTGGGTAACATTGGGCGCTGTAGCCATTATGCGTTAGTCGGACTAATGATTACTTCAGCACCCATGATGACCGCCTTAACTGGGTCAGTCTGCGATATTTCGTAAACACGGTCACGCAGCTTAAGGGTCATGCCAAGCCTGCGCCAAAAGACACGGCGGTAATACTCGCCGATCTTGCCCATTTTGCTCAAATGCTCGTTAGACCATGTGTGACCACCATCGTCAGAAAAGCGCAGCATGATCTCAGGGTCGCTGCCTTGGCCTGTGACCAATCCAGTACCTGACTCACAATCGAGTTGAAGGCTGTGTTGCGCCGTGCGCTTGAGGTTATTTGCACCTGTTGGCAACGCTCTCCATGATCGCAGCCACTTTTGAATGCCGCCATTGTCAGAGTAAACCTCAAGATCAAGGGTGTAAATGTTACCGTTTTCATAGTCGCCGACTACCGTGTTGCCGCCAAAGTTACATTGGCAGTTGCTACGGTGGCGAGTAAATTCACCAAGGCTAGTGTTCCAGCCAGCACGCTCATGCCACGCTTGGGTAGACACATCGTAGACCCAAGTGGCATCACCAGTTGGGAATGTCAGCACATAAAAGGCGTGACCCTCTTGCTGGTAGGTATAGGCCACAGCGTCTGCAAGGTTGCCGTACTGGGCAATAGCGTATTCAATGGCATGGGTAGAAACCCTAACACCCGTGTAGCCGTTGGCACGGTAAACAATTCCCTGTCCACGGGCATCCGTGCCAAGCCAGAATAAGGCATTGTCCAGCTTTGCAATAGAGAATGCAGCTACACATCCAATTTCGTTAAAAGCCCCTTGGATGCGCGTTAAAGGGAAGTCAGCCAGTCCAGCGTCATACCAGACTTCAATGGAGTCAGTACCAAACAACCAAGCCTCGCGGTGATCTACGTTGATGGCAACCAAACCGTCCGGTGAACCTTCAGCAGACGCAAAGTCGAGGGGGTCAACCGAACTGCCGTCAAGCAATTCAGTTACCCACACCTTTTGGCTGTTGGGTTCATTAAACACAAAGTACCCGTCTAAGTAGCCCACGGTCACAGCACCCGCAAAGTCGGGGTCGGTTATCTTGGCAAATACGTTGGTGACTTCGTTGTAAATAAACCCGTCAGGATTGCAAGCCAAAAAGATTTGTGTGCCGTTGTCAGCAATTGACACAGGGCCAGTCCCAGTTACTGTACCCAGCAAAGTGGGTGTAGCGGTCAATCCGGTGACTTTGTAGAACTCAGTACCGCTGACAACATAGAAGTCGCTGCCGTTTGTCTGGTGCGCCCATAACGCCCGAATGGGGCCAGTGCCTATGGTTTGCTGAAACTTTAGTCCCGGTGTACGGTTAAAGAATCCCGCAGTCTTGCCCCCATCGGCGGTAGCCTCTGGGAAAAGATTGACAAGTCGGTTATCCGCAGCATTGACACTGCGTGCGACATAAGACGCGCCCAGAATCGGTGTTTGCATTAGTAGTTACCCGCATAGACGTTAAACCGTTGACGAGTTGCTATGAGTGAGTAAGGCATAGACATGATGTCATCAGGGTTGTTGATGCGTTTCAGGTTGCGCTTGCTGGTCATAGCAATACGGGTCACTTGGGGGCTGGGTTCAACACCAAACTCAGGTGCAATCTCCATTGCCAAGTTGTAGACAAACGCACGCAGGTAGCCCGGTGGGAATGTCAGATTAGTTGTCAGTACGGCTGGGTTGCTCAGTTCTTGAACCGAAATGAAGTGCCACTCCAAGTCCCGTGTGGGCTTTGGGTACACCGTCATCGTAGCGTCAGGGTAGGTCATGTTGACAAAAATGACCTGTGGATACGTTGACGTTACAGTTTTAACAGCAATGCCATCGTACTGCTGCTGATTGATAAACTTGATGCCAAAAGACACATTTGTGCCGGGGTCACGGTAATAGGTGGCATCGTCAAACAAGACTGGGCGGTTGCCGATAAAGTCACCACTTGGCCCAAGTGTGCGAGTAATTTCTCCCGCAGGCCATGTGAAGATTTGATCTTGGGTGCAGAATACAGACAGGCGCTCGGTTGACCACGATTCAATCATCTGGTTTAGTGCAACCAGTGAATCTTGCGATGTCGCTGCGGATGGCGTTTCACCTTCGGCAAGCACGCCGAGCAGCCGAAGCGCCCGATTGATTTGATCGCCAGCGGTGGTTGCCATAATTAAATCCCTTCGGTTGCAGTCTCAGTTTCTACTTTGCGAACATATTTGCGCTTTGTTCCCAGTGCATTCACAGGGGCCGCATCTTCGGATTCCGAGGGCGTATCCAGAGTATACCGTGTCCAGCCGTTTTCTTCATCGTAAACGGCTTCAAGTTCCATAGTGGCAACTTTGCGTCCGTGGACGGGGTGAGAGAGATAAATGTTCATAGGAAAAAGGGGGTTTTTACGCCCCCTTTTAGTTTAGGCAGTAATGCCAATGTTTTTTAACGCAGTGCGAAGTGCGTTAATGGCGGTTGCCAACTCAGTACCACTTGCGGTATTAGAGACAGCCGTAATTGCAGCAGCTTGAACAATTGGGGTAGTACCGTAGAAACCAGCAGTTCCTCCAGTTTTACCCATGATTGCGCCATCTAATTGCGGGTCTTCAAACGCAACGCCGATAGGTTTAGTGTTTGTAGGCATAATTTATTCCTTTAAAAACAGGGGCCGAAGCCCCCATTTGGTTTAGCCAACGCGATAGATTGAGTACGCTGCTTCACCAGTTTTGCGGAAACGGAACGTGCCAGATGTGTTGCTGGTTTTAGTCAGCGAATCTTGGATCGTGTCGTTACCAACAAGGGTGTTGCCCGTGCCAGCAGTAAAAACTACGTCATTTGCTGCATTGTCACCAATATTGATAAACGAGCAGTCAAATGTCGAGCCAACTTTAAGGCTAGAAAACGCAGCGTCAAGCAATGCACCTGTTGGGAACACATAAGCGCCAGCATCTGTGCCGCCTGAGTCCATAGTGCATACACCAGCAGCCAAGTTGTCTGCGGTGATAGTGACAGCCGCGCCAGCCAATGCAACGGGTGCGCTAGTGTTGTAAAAACTGATTTCGCCAAGATTGCCGTCACCAACTTGATAACCGCTTGCGCCGTTAGGTAATGTAGCCATGATAATTTCCTTTAAGAATGTTAATACGAAAAACGGGGCCGAAGCCCCATTTGTTTAGCCCCAGATACGGCAAGCCATCTGTGGACGGATGGTGCTAAAGCCATACAGTACGTCAATACGGCAAGGCATACGGTCATTGTTAATATCGTACTGGCGCACAACACGCAAGCTGATACCGTTATGAACTGCACGGGAAGCCATGTCAACGCCTTGAGGCAGCAACAAGTCAGCAGTAGCGAAGGTGATCGCATCTTTGTGGTAGACCAAGTTCTGTGCGTATGCAGTAGAAGCAGTACCAACGAAGGTTACAGTGCCGCCAGTTGCAGGCAAGACATCCATAGTAGCCAAAGCAGTATTTGCAGAGTACATAGGAGCAACGGTCACAGTCCAAGTACCAGACACAGCAGTGGCATCAGCCAAGGCTACGAATTGGAACAAAGAACCAGTGGTTTCGCGGGTCTGTGGGTTGACTGCATTGCAAGCACTGATAGTGAACACGTCACCAGCTTTGATGGTGGTAGTCACAGAACCTTGCTCCAACAAGATGGTAGAAGAACCTTCGGAAGTAACGCCGGGGGTCTTAACCAATGTAGAAGCAGTTGCGCTGCGTGAACCAGTAGTGTGTTGCTTAATAGACTGAGACATATTGACTTCATCAAAGCCCAATACGCCAGCGCCCATCATGCCGTTCTTGAATTGACGGCTAACGGTATCTGTTGGATTAAACAGACCCTTCATGCCTTCAACCAAGCCAGCGTTAGCAGCAGGGTTTACGGTTGCATAACGTGGAGACATCACAGCAGCGTTTTCGTTCAATTTCTGTTGCGCTTGCAACAAGACCAAAGAAGTCGAAGGAGTAGTGCCGGGTGTTCCAACGGTGTTACCGATGGTTTTGTACGCATTAGCAACGTCAGCATCAATAGAAGATGCTAACTGGCTGATACGAGGCTTGAGAACACGCTCTGCAAAGTCATCCAATTGCATGGTCAATTCAGCAGATGTGAAGTTGACACCGATATGCTTTTGGTTGTTTACAGACAATGTGGTGAACTGCTCGTTGTCGTCTTGCACTTGCAAGGCAGCACCGTCAGTGACCAAAGCACGGTCGGGTAAACGGATACGCAGAGTTGAACCGATCTTCGCACCTTCAACAGCAAAGCTGTCATCGTACTGGCGGTTTACATTGCGGGTCAAAACAAGGTTGTTCTCAAGAATTTCGAGAGCCTTGCGGGTGATCATGTCGATCGTTAGGATACTGTTTGACATTTTAAAAGTCCTTAAAAAAGTTAGCGGTTAGCCTGTGACTGCCACTTTTTCATCTGTCTTGCCCTGTCAGCCGCAATCCACTCCGAAGTTGTCATGCTCTTGATAGAGCGTGGGTCGGTAGTGTCAAGTGCTGGTGATCCAGAGGATCGGGCATTAACTGGCGAAATAGGTGCTGGCGCAGACGTTGATCTTTTCACCGGAGGGTCAGAAGCTAATTTAGCCTCAATCTTTCCGATTTCCTTTGCCTGACTGAGTGGCGACATTCTGGAAATACGGTCTGCTTCTTTGGGGTTAGTCCCAAGCCAATAGGCTAAGTCGGGGCCAACATCCGAAGATTGGATCGTCTCTGCCATCACATTTGTGATTGTCAGCTTGGGGTTATACGCAACTTGTTCAAAGTCCTCGTACTTGCTCCGCGCTTCTTCTTCACGCTCGTGATAACTTTCAAGAACCTGCGATTGCTGCTTGGCGGCTTCTCGTCTAGCGATCAATTCTTCAGCCTTTGAATAGGCCAATGCTTCCGCATAGGCTTCGGGGCTTTCAAACTGGTCAACGGTTGCCGTTGGTGCAGCTTTCATCACCTGCGTTTCCGCTTGGCGATTTGCTTGCTCTCGTTCCCATTTACGTTGCTCTCTTGCGAGGCGTTTACCAATTGCAGCATCAAGTTCCTCTTGCGAGAATGACTTGCTGACTACCTCTGGTGTCTCCGGCGTAACTTCTACAACTTCCGGTGAGGCCGTCTCACTTGGTGTTGGCACGGAGTCAACTTCCGCTAGGTTTTGGACTTCTTCAGTCATTTCAATGAATCCTTCGATTCCCCAGTGAACCTCGCTGGTACGGTTTTTACAAATATATCAGATATTTCGGTTAAACAGTAATTTCAACCCAAGATAATGTTTCTTCGTTCCAAGCATAACGCTTTCCGTCAATAGGCATTGGAATTGTGGCAGACCATTGGCAAGTTTCCTCATCCACTACCCAACTTGGGAATGGCTGCGGAGGAATAAACGCATCACGCTGGCTGTCATAGGTATAGCCAATTCCAGCGTAATTTTTGCGAATGTTGCCGTTATAAGAGGTGCGTTTGCAAACTTGGTTGCGGATTTCTCCATAAAACTGTTCCCAATCTTGGGATGTGTCAGTCTCATTTTTACCAACAATTACTTCAGTAACGATGTTGTTTTCGTTTAAAAATGCGTAGTGTGCCATTAGAAAGTCACCGTTCCTGTTCCTGCGGTAAATGTATAAACCTTGTTACCGCCTGTGTTTGCTTGGCTATAAGTCAATCCACCGCTAATAGATGTGATGTCTGGGTAAGTATTGGCGTAAGAAATAATAACTACACCAGAACCACCAGAACCTGCAATGTTGTATGTTCCATTACTTCCACCGCCGCCACCGCCGCCGAGATTGGCTGTGCCGGATGTTGCAGCGGAATTGTCGTATGAAGAACCATTGCCTCCACCACCAGCTCCACCAGTACCACCTGCACCAGCACCACCAGAAGACCCGCCGCCACCACCAGCGTAAGTTACGCTAGCACCACTGAGGCTGTTTGCTGTACCTGCGCCACCTGCGCCACCAGCACCACCAACACTTGCTACACCATTGCCACCAACTGCACTTGCACCACCACCGCCGCCAGCATTAAGGCCAGTGCCAGAATAATTACCACCAGCATTACCCTGCCCCACAGTGCCAGTACCGCCAGTTGATGCGGTTACATCTGTACCACCACCTCCAGAACCACCAGTGCCTACTGTAACATTTAGAATTGATGAGCCGCCGCCACCACCGCCACCACCAATAGATGTGGCAGAGCTAAAAACTGAGTTAGAGCCACTTGCCCCAACCGTTCCTGTGGATGGGCCAGCACCACCAGCACCAATCGTTAGGGTGTAAGCAGTTCCCGGAGTAAAAGAATTAGAGCTTGTAAGTAAACCACCTGCTCCACCGCCGCCACCCGCACCCGAAGAAAAACTTTCCCTGCCGCCCGAACCTCCACCAGCAACGACTAAATAAGATGCGGTAACAGGTAATCTTGCACCACCTGCTAAGAAGAAGTTTTTAGCGGCAAACATTATGGTGTGTACCCTTGTGAGTATGAGCCATACCAGTTTGTACCGTCAGCAATAAAGGTCAGAATGTCCATTTTGCCAGCGGTCGCTGTGATTGTGGGTGCGCCAGCCGAGCCAAACTTTACGCCTGTAAATGTCGCTGTGCCATTACCCGTAGTTGCTGCCTGTTTAAGCAGCAGCACAAAAGACTTACCAGCCGTAGCGGTAGGCATCGTAAATGTGCAAGCTGTGGATGCTGTCAGGGTTGCAGTCTGCACCGTGCCAGTGGTCAATGCAATAGTGTTTGTAGTGGTCACTGTGCCAATGACAACAACCGCTTCAGTGTAGTTTGTAACCGTTGGATTGTTAAACAGGCCGTTGGCGCTTACGTTTTTAGTTGCGCCACTTTGCACAATCGGCAATACCTCAGTACCCGCTAATGGAACCGTTGCGCTCGGTAGAGCAGAGATTTTTGTATCAGCCATTTATCACTCCAACAAAATTAGACCGCCATCCTCTTGAACGAGGTTGTCTCCGATCTCAGTTAAAAGATTGCCCTGCACCGTTGCACTGGCATACCCCGACAAAAGGGAAATAATGTTGCCAATACCGATAGCAACACCGTTCCGAATAGGGATGCCAAAGTAACTCATTGTGAGTTCATTGGTTTGCAGTAAATCGTGCCACCAGTAGACACTTGAATTGCACTCACGCGCCATTGACCGCTAACGCTGGTAGGCACTTTGAATGGAATCGGTGTAAATGGGGGGATGGGTGTGCTGGCTGTTGTAGCAGTAACACCTTCGCCGACCAACACATAGCACGCTTGGTCAGACCAAACCACCACGCCTTGAGCGCCAGCAGGCCAAGCACCAGTTACGCCAGCAGTGCCAGTGTAAGAAATGGACTTGGCTGGAAAATTGGTGTCTGCCAGAGGGTTTAAGAGTTCCATGATGATCCTTTACGCCAAAAAGCGCAGTTTGTACAAAGTGCGAAGATAAATCTCAATAATGTTGTCAATCAATTGTTGCAGCGATGAGTCTGATTTGTCAACTACCTCATATCTGCACTTCTCGATCTCGTCAAGCTGGTCTTGCAAGAATTCGATCACATTGGTCGTTTTCTTGGCAGACATCAGGCTAATTGGCCCAATCATACCGTGTCTGCCTTGGTAAGCCTCGGCAAAATCATCGGCAGCGCCAACGATACGGTCATAAAAGATATTAAGCGCAACGTGCTTGGAGTAACTGCGGGTGTTCAAGTGAACACTGTGGGTCACATCACGGGCTAGGAATAGCATTCCCATAAAATCATTGCATTTCATTTGGCATTCCTTGTGGTGGCATTTGCTCCATACCCTGTTGTTCCATTGGCATCTCAGGCATCTCAGGCATTTCTGCGGGTTCACGCATTTCTGGCGAGCCGTTCACAATATCGCCAGAATCCATTGCTGCGTGGATTGTACCCATCACGATGTCTTGAATCTGCTCCGGTGACATACTGGCTTGGACTGTGCTAATGCGTTGTGTCTCGGCTTGATAGGCTTTGATCTCTGCCTCGTAGTCCTTGCGCTTCATGTCTTGCATTTCAATCGACTTGCCGACATTGGTAATCATCTGGTGCATCTGCTCCATCTCTTGCCCCATTGCCTGCATCTGTTGTTCAGCAGCCTGCAACTCTGGCGACTTGTCGCCGTCTTCCATAAGTTTAGGATCAATGGTTTTGGCAAAGCGTTTTGCCATTTCTTGTGCGCCGGGCCAATCCATGTTCTTGACAAACAGATCGCCAGCTACTTGCCACAATTGTGGGTTGCCTTGCAGCAACTGAGCCATTGCCTCAAGTGCCTCTTGGCGCTTGGTTGCGTAGCCGGGGCCTGTTGACACCACCACATCATATTTGCCCACGGCAGGGTTATAGATTTTGTCTATCACTACCGATGGGTTCATAGGATCAATGATTTTCTTGACTGGTTCTTGCTGCATGGGGTCAATCTTGACCATATTGGTTTCACCGTCTTCGCCGATGATCCGAGCCACGCGCTGTGTGTCGTAAATCTTGGGAGCAAGGTCAACAATTTGACGGGTAATGTGGCGCACCGCACGGGCGAGGTTGTCGCCGTAGTGGTAAGTACCTACATCGCCTTCACGCTGACGCGCAAGAATTGCTTTTCCTGAGCGTTCGTTGCTTCCCATGCCCAAAGAAGCGTTATATTGACCCGTTGTCGACTTAATGTCTTCGGAAGCGCCAGCTTTGGCTTGCAGCAAACCGCTGGATGCCATTGGGGGCTGGGCGCGTTGTGGTAATGGCAAAACAGAGCCAGAACCGTCAGTTACATCAGGGTTTACCTCTAGGTAAGGCCAATTATTTGTGTTTGCGGTCTTCCACTTGTCTTCGTAGCCTTCAAACTGACCACCGTAGCCGATAAATGGGGCTTTTGGTGCAAGTGCCAGCATCTCAGCTTCCTGAGATACCCAGTAGTTGTACATCCGCTGTGCATCTTTTGCATTTCGGACTAGGCCAGACAGGTACAAGCGCCCATCAACCTCAAACTCATTGCCAACAACGCGGACTACTGGGATGTATTTCCCCGCCCAATCACGTTCTTCAAGAATTTCATAGCCGTTGATCTTGCAGTATTTAACTTTGACACGATCAGACTCACGAGATTTTTTAGGTTTTCCATAAATTGCCTTAAATTGTTTGTCTTCGGGCGTACCCTCAAACGCTGTTAGATTGCCGGGGTACAGATTTAACGTAGCACGGTCATAGTCAATGTAGTAGTAGTCGGCAATGCGGACTGTGTTCTCATTGAGCCAATTGGAGATGGACTGGTCGCCCACGCCCAATGATTGCAAAGTTGTAATGGGCGCTGAATTGGGGTACAGGCGCTCGTATTCTGTTTTCGGGATGTCTTCGGTGATAAAGCAATACTTTGCATCCGCGCCGCAAGGGTCTTGGATGGTCGGGTCCATGTAGACGCTAAAAGAATTGCGGATCCGCCCAATCTTGATGTCTTGGTCAAATGTGTTTTCGTCACAATACTCAGTCAGCAGCCGGATGTATCCCTCACCATAGGAGACTTGGTTCTCGCACGCTGTGTCATAGGCGACATCGGCATCAGAGATGTATTCGATGTGGCGTACCAATCCATTAAAGATTTCGGCAATTTCCACGTCTGCATTGTCGTCAGCAGGAATGACCTTACCACTTGGTCTGTTCTGTCTTTGGTCATTCGTAACTTGTTTAACGTGTTGGGGTAGTTTGTTGATTGTCAAGCACGGGCGTGCATTGATCGTTTGGCCTTGTACTGCGCCACGGGTAGCAAGTACGTCAGCAGGCCATTGCCATCTGTTGTCAGGACTTCCGGCATAAAAACGCAAATCGTCTATCTCATCTTCACGAGATTCAGACAGCGCCGAAATAGCCATATCTAGTCTGCTTCGAGCAGTCGCCAAGATGTCAGAATTACTCTTATCCTTGGTTGAGCCGCCATTAGATACTGCTCCAGCCGCAGCAATGCCAGTGTAATCAGCCATTAAAAGTATTTCCTTTGCTCATGTTTTCACGCCCCGGTAAGACTTGTAAATTCCAAGGCACATGAAGACCCGATACAGACGAACCCCGCAAAGGCACTGCGTGGTCAACATGATAGTCAAATCCTACTTTACGCAGCGCCGAGCAATAATTGTAAACGCATTCCATCTCAAACAACTCACCAAAATTTAACCAATTTGGCATTCTGTCTACTTTTGCTGTTCGGTAATTCATTGTCCACAAATTGCGATTACCGGGGCGTTTGGCATTTTGATTACGTTGATACTGGGCGCGTTTTTCAGGATTTTGTTTACCCCATTCAACAGCTTGAGCGCTATACCGTGCGCGGTCTTTAGCTTTTGATTTATTTGCTGTTGCATTTGCACATTCGCAACAACTTTTGTTGGTTGTATATCGCTCGGCAACATGACCATGCACGCAAGCCATCCCAGTAAAGTACCGTGGACTGCCTGACGCAATAGCCTCTTGCCGATTCATTATTTCTTACCTTTTGGGGCTGGTTTAGCAGCCTCACGTTTTACTGAATACGCAATTGCCACGGCTTGCTTGATCGGTTTGCCAGCGGCAACTTCAGCCTTGACATTCTTGCGGAATGCTTCGGGTGTCTTTGATTTGACAAGTGGCATGATTAAGACGCTCCGTGAATAACTGCAAAGTTGATTACCACAGCTTCGGATAAATTGCCACCGCTAATATTTCGCAACGTAATCGTACAAGTGCCTGCGCTCATGCTGCTGATCCAACAGTTATACGCACCCGATGTAGCGCCAGAACCTACGTTCAAAATAATCACATCTTTGGCGCTGATTAATCTGTTAGTCAGCGTAAAAGTTACATTGGTCAACGTATTTAGCGTTGCACCGTTTGTTGTAATTTGGCCCATGCTTGCGTTAACCGTAACGCCAGTTGA